ATCGACAAAATGTACGCCAATACCCACCAGAGCGTATTAAAGAATTACGGGCAATGGGTTTAACAGTGCAAGCAGTATTAAAGCTACTAAAGGACGAGTGGAACGCCAACGGTGGCGAGCAAAGCGCCACAACCAAAAAAGAAAAAACCAGAGCAGCAGTACCAGACGACGAAATCGATTACGATTTACTGTTGACAAACGCCGGCGCACTTTACTAAACTGTTATAAACTCATATAAATTATAAATATAAAAACCACTATGCCACGCTTACTTTATTTTTTACTCATCATTTTAACCGCCGTAATTTTCTTCAAAGCCTTTTTGTATGCAGTCGATACCAAAATCGACAATCAAGACGTAATGCTTTGCAATAGCGCCTTGAAATCCCGTAATGCCGAATACCTTAAAAAGTGCGAGTGCTTTTACAAAGGTGAAGGTATCCGGTGTATTCACTCTAAGGAGGTGAGTAACTATGCAAAATGAAATTGTCTACGCTCGATATAAGGGCGTAAATGGTGAAGCCGGTTTTACTTCCGGTCGGGTGTACAAAATCGTTAAGCACACCTACTTTAAGCGCCGTAGCTTGATTGACTGGCTATTGCGCCGACCAGCCCAAGTGGCAGCAATTCACACCTACAAAGCGGTTAAGGGCGTATCAGTCGAGGCTCGAGCCGTTTTATCGACTAAAATGTACTTCCCAAGTGAGGAAAAATACCAGTACGCTTGGCGTGAGGAAAATAACAGCTACTTTAGCAACCTCAAAAAATAATATGGTTACTAGAATACGACGAGTTACGGCCGGTACCGAGTATTACGTACCGGCCATTAAGTGCAATGTGCTTGTATCCGAGGTGCTCGGGTACGACTACTGTTTTAGCGACTTTGGTACCCACGACATCATCGAGGTAAACGAGCGCTTATTCAAAGAATTAGGCTACGACTTCCGTACGCTTTACTATCAAGCCCAAGTTTTAATCACTCGCTCATATCGCCAGAAGCGCAACCGCCAATACGAAAAGGGCGACATTGAAATACTCGAGTGGAGCGACCTACAGGACGCCGAACCAGCGAAAAAATAACACGCTTGACAACTTTACTAAACCTTACTAAACTGTAATACAGTTATAAATTATAAATATGAAAGGGAGCTTATGACCGAACAGTCAAACAACGCTCAAACCGCACCAGTGGAACAGACACCAGCCACTAAAGCGGTAGCTAAACAACCAACTAAAAAGGGTGTCTCGTTAAAAAATCTCGTCGCCAGCTTTGCACCAGAAGGTATCGACGCCGATACCTATTACACACTGATTAGCACTCAAATTATGGGTGTGGACGCTCGGGGCAATGCACGGCCGGTCGAGGATATGCTTTTTTATCTAAACGTGGCGAAAAAGCTAGGTTTAGACCCGTCATTAAAGCAGATTTACCCAGTGTACCGATGGGATAGTCGCCTCGGCAGAGAGCGTATGATTATCCAAACCGGTATCGACGGTTTCCGCTTGGTGGCGCAACGCTCGAACCAATACGGCGGGCAAGATGACGCCAGCTTCAAGGTAGAGGAAGTGTTCGACCCCGTTAGCGGTGAGACTAAAAAGCAACTGGTAGCGACCGTAACGGTGTATAAAATCGTTGGCTCTACTCGTATGCCGGTTACAGCTTCCGCACGATGGCACGAATACGCCCAGAAGGGGCAAAAGGGTTACTCTGGTCTCTGGGCTACTATGCCATACAACCAGTTAGCCAAATGTGCCGAAGCCCTCGCACTACGTAAAGGCTTCCCACAAGACCTAAGCGGTGTGTACATCAGTGAGGAGCTCGATAAAGACCGAGGCGATATTAAGGCACTGGACTTGCCAACGCCTAAGAGTATCGAGGCTAAAAAAGCTGCCAAAGAGGAAGCAAAAGCCGAGACCGAGGAAAAACCAGCCAAAGCCCCAGAGCTGAAAACTGGCGAAGCCAAAGGTAAGGTACTTGCCAACTTCAAACAGGGCGAGCAAAATTAACAGTTACCTTACTCACGAAAGGAAATTATAAATATGAAAATAACCATAGACACCGACGAGCTTAAAAAGCTGCAATCCGAGGCCGAAGCTATCAAGCTCGAGCCGGAAGCAGAAGCCACGCTCGCTCGTATTATCGAACTTAAAGCCACCGTCGACCAGCTCGACAAAGCAGCCAAGGAAACGTTACTCGAAAAGGCCAGAGAGCTTAACCCAGACTTCAAAAGCTGGGAAGCAGATACCATACGAGTATCGATGAGAGCGTACGGTACAAAATACTACATCAACGACGCCGAGTTTGATATTGCGCCAAAGGAACTATTTAAGACCGAGGCCAGCGTCATTGCGCCAAATGTAGGGTACGACGAAATCATTAAAGCTCTGGAAGCTGCCGGCTTTACCGTTGCTAGTACCAAGAGCAAAGGCGAGGAAAAGCTTAAAATCTCTCGTACCGTCGACACTAAAGCCGTCGACAAGTGGATTAAAGAGCACCGAGGTATGCCGACCGGCATAGTAGCGGTGGCCGAGCGTGCCGTCTCGCTATCCTATGCCCTCAAAGCTGGCGGAGAGGAGGCCGACAATGAGTAACCCTAAGTTTCGTGCCTCATACTCTTACCTCAAACTCTGGACAGAGGGCAGGTGGGAGGAAGCAATTAAAGCCTACTTCAAGCTTGACCGTTTTATCTCTCGGGCAATGGCAGAGGGCAGCGATTACCACAACGAGTGGGAAGCCTACATTAACAAGCATAAAGCGCTACCACCGGAACTGGGCGGGCTCAAACTCAATAACCCAGTGTGTGAGGAAAAGCTTGTTATCCCGATGTACGACTGGCTCGACCTCGTGGTAAAGCTGGACTGCTACGACGCCCCGATTGTGCACGAGTTTAAGACTGGTAGTTTAGAGAGTAGCGACTACGCCAGAACCTACCAGCCGGCCGTCTACGCCGTTGGTATGGTAATGCTCAAGCGTCCGGTGCAGTTTGTGGATATTCACCACTTCAACCAGTACACCAAAAACCGAACGTATAGCCGTATCGTGGTTACTGAAAAGCTACTCGGCGACGCCGTTAATTGGATTGAGGCGGTGGGTAGTGAAATGCACGCCTACTTTGTGGAAAATGACCTTTACACAAAGTTTGCAAACCCGCCTAAAACTGTATAAACTGTAGTAGAGTGAGAGGGCGTAAGCGTACGTTTGCGCCTTCAACTCTCGACTAAGTTAAAAATTAGACGAAAAATTATAAATATGAAAGCACGCAACATAAAATCATTATTCTGGGATAAACGCCTCGAACACGGGTACAGCAAAGAGGCAAGTTACTTTTACCTCTACCTACTGACGTGCAAGCATATTGGACTTACCCCTTACTTCCTACTGGTCGAGCAATACGCCCTTATTGAGACCGGTTTAACTGCCAAAGAGCTTGCCAAAGCAAAGGCCGAACTTACCGCCAAAGACCAAGTGTATTTTTTTAAGTCGTGGGTTTTTATTAAGAACGCCGACGAGCATAACAGCTACCACACGAGCCCAAAGACACGAATTGCCTATGAGCGTGAATTAGCAAACATTCCGAGCGATGTTATGGCGTATTTTTCTCAAGTAAACGGTGTGGAAAACATTGTGGATAATGATAGGGTATCGATAGGGTATGGTATGGGTATGGATACTCATATAAGTATAAGTAATAAGCATAATAATAAGTATTTAGAAGGGGGTGTGGGGGAAACCTTACCGGAACCCGCACCAGTAACCAAAGCGGAGCGAGCTAAAAACGAGCTGGCCGAAGCAGCCGACAAAGTAATTGCGGTGTATAACGAGGTCTTCGGTAAAAAGCTCAAGAGTGGCGCTTCACTCATTCCAAACCTTGAGTATTGGCTACACACCTACGACCTCGACGAGATAATCGAAGCAGTACGTAAAAGCAAAGCCCACCACTTCTGGGGCGATAAGATTAACCCCGAGATATTGCTACGCAAGAAAAACCCACAAGGCGAAAACGTCGACCGTATCGGGGAAATGCTTAACTACCAAGTCAAAAAACAGTTTACCAACGAGAATAAAAGCAAGTACGATAACATTTAAGGAAAATTATAAATATGCAAGCAATCAAAGACATAATGGCCACTAAAACAATCCCTACGCCGTCAAAAACGGGCGATAGTGCGACAGTTGAGCAATCACCCGCAAACGAGGCACAAGAGCGAGGTTTTAGCTATCCTAAGCAGTTAGAAGCAATAAAAAAATCACTACCCCCACGTTACAAAGACATCGAGCCCGACTTCGCAATGCTACGCAAGCTCGAAACGCAATCGGTACTACTCACCGGTGCCGTCGGTAGTGGCAAGACCCGTAAATTACTCGAGACAATGACCGCTTACTTAATCGAGCATTGCCAGAATAAAGCCTTTTACTACTTCGAGAATGGATACGTACCGGTTACGCCTAAGCAGGTGCAAGGGCTCTTTTTATCGGTGCCTATGGTGCTTTTCCAATTAAAAGAGGAGTTCGACCACCACCCACAGGGTGAAAGCTTGCTCGAGCGAATGATTAAAGCGCCGGTGCTTTTCCTCGATGACCTCGGAGCCGAGAAAGCGAGCGAGTGGGTAAAAGAGCAACTCTACATCGTCATTAACGAGCGCTATAACTGGGTAAGGCCGGTACTGCTTACCACCAACCTAACGGCCAAAGAGATTGCCGACAACTACGGCGACCGGTTCGCCTCTCGTATTGTCGAGATGTGCGAAATTGTGAATTACGGCGGTACAGACAAGCGTATCGATAAGCGCCCAAAATCAGCTTGACACACTTAATAAAAATTACTAAACTTATATAAACTATGGCAGATAATACCCCCCAAACCACCCCAGAAAAGACAATCAGAAGCGAGGTAGTGCTGCGTAAACTGCAAGGCCGAGTGGCGCTTGAGAAGTACCCCGATGGCTACGTCGTTACCTTCCGAGGTAAAAAAGAGATTGTCTGGGTGAGGTATGAGGAACTCAAAGCCGTTTTACACGACTTCGAGCAAGTCTTACAAATTAAAGAAAAAAAGGTTTAATATGGAAAATATAGAAATTACAGAAAATCGCTACAAAATTAGCAAGTTTGCTAAAAAGGTAGGTGTATCAATCGGTACTGTTCGCAACTGGCAAAGAAAAAATCTTTTACCAGACCGCCGAAGCTATAACAATTACCGTTACTTTACAGACGAGGACATTACAACGGCGTTACGATTGCTCAATGGTAATTAAAAATTAACTGTAGGGCGCTTATGACACACCACCAAAGAAAACATACAATCGCTGGCTCGATAGCCTTATTTATTTTTTCAGTATGGCTAGTAAGCCCGATTTTACTTGGTATTTATGTGGTGAAACTTAAAGCAGACCTCAAGGCAGAGCGAGAGAAGGCAGTAACCCTCTACGAAATCGTAAACCGGTTTACTGACGGGCTAAAAATAATGCCAGAGCCGACGCCAATAGAGACGCCGACCCCGACACCTTCACAAACTATACAAAAGATTGACAACGAAAGCAAACCGAGTACCCAAAGTAGCGGTGTATGGACTGGAAAAGTAAGCCACTATTCACGCTCTGGGTGTATCGGGTGCAGCGCCACCCTCACAATGGCCAATGGCCAAGAGTTAAAAGACGAGGGGCTAACCATTGCTTTTAATCACGCCAAACTCAATAGCAAGGTGAGATTAACAAACCTCGATAATGGCAAAACCATAATTGCCACCGTTACCGACCGTGGCGGGTTTGAGAAGTATAACCGCATTGCCGATTTAACACTTGCGGTAGCCGGTGCGCTGGAAAGCAAAACCGACGTATCAACTATAAAAATTGAGCTGATTAACTGATGTACAGCGCTAAAAAATAATTATGAAAATAGCAATGGGGCTTATCGTTAAAGACGAGAGGCCAATACTAGAAAAAACATTGATTACTAAAAGCCTTGGCTTTGAGCATCTCGTAGCCGTGGACTTTTTTAGCAGCGACAACACCGTCGAGCTATTGCAAACGTTCGGCTACTACATTCACCGCCAAGAGTGGCCAAACAACTACGCCGAGGCTCGTAATATCCTCATCCAAGTAGCAGAGGAGAGAGGCGCCGATTATCTTTTTATGGTCGATGCCGACGAGGCAATGACGCCGGAGGGTATCGAGCTTTGCAAAAAGGCAGCCGAGCGATACAGCGCCATTGCATTACCACGCTACGAGTTTGTTAAAGATTTTGGCCATTACGACCCAGCGCTTTATCCCGATTATCAATGCCGATTTTTTAAGTTAAACCAAGGCTACCATTTTCGTAATAAGGTGCACGAAATGCTACACACGCCGGACGGAAAAGCCGTACTCGCCGACCTTAACGAGCATATCCGCTTACCACAAGCCCCGCTTTACCACTACTCACGCATTAAGTCTCACCCCCAACTTGCCCTCAAGTATTTTAACTACGACCGGATGCTCAAGGGTGAGGCACCGTTGGCAGAATTGCCAGAGGGATACGACCCAAACGCTCGCTATTGGGTGAATTGCGAGCCATTTACAAGTGACCACCCATTAAAGCAATATGCAGATAACTAACGATTGGTTTAGCCATAATATCCCTCATTGGGAGCGATTACTTGCCGATTTTAAGGGTGTAGACGGTCTCGTTTTTCTCGAGGTGGGATGCTATGAGGGTATGGCTACTCATTGGTTATGTAAAAACATCCTCACCGGCAAAAATTGCCACATTGACGTCGTGGATACGTTCGAGGGAAGTATCGAGCACAAAGACGGCCACGCAACTACCGACTTTAGCGAAGTTGAGCAGCACTTTAGAGCCAACCTAGCGGAGTTTATCGACGCCGATATGGTCAATGTGTTTAGGCACCAAAGCCAACACTACCTACGCCAAATAGACGCCGACCAATATAGCTTTATTTACGTTGATGGTAGCCACACCGCACCAGACGTACTCGCCGATGCGGTACTCGCTTGGAGCTTACTAAAAGCCGGCGGTATTATGATTTTTGACGATTACGAGTGGAACGCCTACCCAGACCAGCCGGAACTTAACCCCAAGCTTGCCGTCGATAACTTCCTCGAGGTTATGAAGGGCAAGTACGAATTACTCCACAAGCAGTATCAAGTAGCCATTAAAAAATTATAAAAATTGAAAGGAAATATGGCATATTCAGTAAACAAAGTAACCCTACTCGGAAACGTAGCCCGAGACCCAGAGCTACGCTACACGCCCAACGGTAACGCCGTGGCCACCTTTAGCATTGCCACCAATCGCTCAATCAAAAAGGGCGAACAGTGGGAAGACGTCGCCAGTTTTCACCGTGTAACAGTCTGGGGCAAGCTCGCCGAATACGTGGGCAAAGCCTTAATTAAAGGCGACAAAGTGTACGCCGAAGGCCGGCTCGATTATCGCAACTACGAAAAGAACGGCCAAAAAGTGTACGTTACCGACGTGGTGCTTGATAGCGTTATTGCTCTAACCAAACACGAGCAGAGAGCCACACAAGACGACGAAAGCGACGATATACCATTTTAACGCAATCGCTTGACAACATAGATAAACATTACTAAACTATAGTAAGTTATAAATTATAAATATAAAAATGAAAGGTAGACCTATGCCATTATTCGGCAAGAAAACCCCCAAACCAGAGGCCGAACAGCCAAAGGAAACCAAAGCCAAGGCTAAGGCTAAAAAGACAGCCAAAAAAGAGCACGTCGACAAAGCCCAAATTATTATCACCGTCGACGGTAACGAGGTGCAAGTCAAAACCGAAGGCTGCAAAGGTGGCCTCGTAAAAGCCCTCACCTCTTTGTTTATCGCCCTCAAAAACGACAGTGAGTTAAAGGAAATGGGCGTCGTAGCTATGGAACTCGTCGAGCGTCATTCGATGGCATTATCGGTAAAAGACCTAATGGGCTTTTTAGAGTTTATAGCGGAAAAGTTAGGCGACGAGCCAAAAAAAGCTCGCAAGAGCACTAAGTCAAAAGTTAGCGCCAAAAAGGAAAACTAACGTATGACCGAAGCGCACACCGACAACTTTAACCCAACGGCCGAGACCTACAAGGTACTTAACCAAGCGTACGACTTTTTTAACCGTGAATTATTCGAGGGCAAACTGCCTACCTGCCTTATCACAATGCAACGCAAGAGTAAGGCTAAGGGTTATTTTTCACCGGAGCGCTTCGAGGCCAGAGAAGACCAAAGCCACTATGTGCACGAGATAGCGCTTAATCCTCATTGCTTCCGAGGGGAAACCGACGAGGAAATCATAAGTACACTCGTGCACGAAATGGCGCACTTGTGGCAGCAAGAATACGGTAAACCCTCTCGAGGCAATTACCATAATAGCGAGTGGGCGGATAAAATGGAGGACTTGGGGCTAATCCCATCAAACACCGGCGAGGAAGGCGGAGCCCGTACCGGTTCCGGTATGTCTCACTACATCGACCCCAACGGCCGATACGCCCGTCTCGCACCGGCATTTTTAGAGGGTAAAAAGCTACACTACCAAGACCGGCCAGTTATCAAAAAGCAATCAAAGAGTAAAAACAAAGTCAAGTACGTATGCCCGAAGTGCTCATTAAAAGCTTGGGGCAAACCCGACATCGAGCTACTATGCGGTGCCGACCGGTCGTTACTTGTGGAGGCCAGCGTATGAGAGACTTTAAGCCAATCCTTACCAAGATTTTTAACAAAAACGAGATACTCGCCCAGCTTGCACAACCTCACGGTATGAACGGCTACGAGTACGAGGAAGCAATCATTACGGCAATGGAAACCTACGGGGGCTCGTTTGTTAAGCAATTCGCCAAGCTCTACCGGCTCGGTGATGAGCATAACCAGCACAAGCTCGTAATGGCCTTTACAAACTATTTTCTCGACTATGAGAAGTTTTTAGGGAAAAAATAATATGCCACAACTTACAGAAGAACAATTCAAAAAGATTTTAGCTAACCCGTTTTATGCGATTACCATACACGAGAGCCTATGCGCCGAGCACGAGCCAATGGTAACAAAGGACGAGTGGGTAAAATCAGCTATGCAGTCAATTAAAAATGACGGGGCAGAGGTATTTTTACACCGCTTACTCGACGTGTTAGAAGGGAATTATACATAATATGCAAGTAATCAATTTACGCAATAACGAAACGCTCAAGCCAAAGGCTGCCATTGTCTTTAATGAGGACGACGCCAAGCGCATACGCAAGGCGCTTAAAAAACAACCCACCCGCCAAATAATGCTCGAACTGCCAGAAGTAACGGCAATGCTTGAGAAAATGGACGAGTTACTCATCGAGACTATGGGGCGTGAGAAGTGGGAAGCGGAACTCAAAAAAAATAGAGAGGAGGGGCAAAATGCGAAAAACAATCAGGTATAAAAAAAGCGACATCGTAGGCCGTTGGTTTAACGAGCACGTCTGGCTAAGGGGCTGGCACGTGGTCGAGGAAAAGGACGCAAGCGGGTACAACGCCGGCAAAGGTATTTTACTGGGCTTACTTTTCCTACCTCTGGCACTATTCGGCTTTTCCAAATACATAGAAGTTACATACGAGAGGAATTAAGCACGAGTAAAAATCGTACTCAATTATAAATATGAAAAAAACATTAAAAAAACAAGTCGAGTACATCTTGACTACTAACCCAGATACCCGTAATAGCGATATTACCCTCACGATTGAACTTTGGAAGTATTACTACCCACAAAGCGTTATCTGGAGCGACAAAACCCAAGCTTTTTACGTGGCCTTAAACAAGCTTTTCGATTTACCCAGAGAAGACAATATCAAGCGCATACGAGCCGAGATACAAAACGTCGAGCGAAGGCTTTTACCCACCGACTTAAACATTATGGTCGAACGTGCCAGAATGAGTAAAGAGTGGCGGGAGTTCCTCGGATACAACCCATTAACCCCGTTGGAAATGCTCGACCAAAAAATTAGCGAGTGGTGGAACGGCCAACGCAACCAGCAAAGGCTTTTTTAATATGAAAGATTTATTTTTAGGCTTTATGGCAATCTGGCTACTCTTATTTTTCGCCTTCGGTATCCAAATTACTTGGTGCAAAAATGGCCAGTGTGATACCTACGTCATCAAAGCCAGCCAGCCACGATAAAACCCGTTGAAACCTTGCTAAAAACTCTGTAGTATAGAAGGTGATGTGGGCGGAGCCGGTGAGTAACCGGTGGTAGAGAGAGGAACCCGCAAGGGCTATCGTTTGACGCCAACCTCTTTACCAGCAGTAGCCAGCCTTGTTACTTTCGTAGTCTGAAAGTAACAGCCGAAGCGACGGCTTCGGAAGCCAAAGGGTGAGTGGGGGTTAAGAGCTTGCTTTTAACAACCGCACAAGCTTACCGCCCATATCAATTACTAAAAAAAGTAAGTAATAAATATGCAAAACTACACTACCTCGGACATTTACCTAGCCTCATACCTTATTTACCGTGGCCACTCGGTCGACGAATTACAGGAAATCAAGCCCCGTAAGTATGTTTTTGTGCTCGACAAGCCTAAAGCCGACCTCGACGCCGACATTACCGATTTTTACCAGAGACGAGCCAGTATAGAACCTATGGAGTACGTAACGGCCTTGAAGCAGTTAAAATCACTCGTCTATAATGAGACCAACACACGATACCCCGCAAATCAACCAGTTAGAAGTTAAAAGGGGGCACTATGAGTACAAAAAAACCACATTCTAAAAGCGAAGCACGACGCCTCGCCGTAATGAGCGAAGCCAAAGCCGACCAACGTATCGGCAAAGTGTTTATGGCCAAAGACCGAGCCCGAAGTTTCGGCCTTAATACCGCCGACCGTATGACCTTGGCCGAAGTTACGACCGAAAACGGTGTCGAGTATTTCGAGTTTTCCGAGGTTAAAGGCACTAAGTGGCCATCGAGCCTATTCTATTTAGCTTGATAGATACGGCAAAAATGCGAATGAGGGCAAAATAGCAATGTTTAGCCCCGATTGCTAACCTACCTATGCAAAGACTGCTACCCCAAATTACGCTTACCTTGACCGGTCGGGTTATTTCCAAGAAAAATAGCAAGCGGATTGTCTCGAATTACAAAACCGGCCGAGCCTTTTTAATATCATCAAAGGGCTACGAAGCGTTTAAGGACGACGCCGTGGCCGACCTCACCGCCCAAATGTACAAGTTAAAAGTACAAGGGCACCGCTTCCCACTCGCAACACCCTACGTACTAAAGTGCACGTTTGCGCTTAAAGGTAAAAGTACCACCGACCTAGACAATATGATTAGTAGCGTGTGCGATATTCTGCAAGACGCCGGTATCATCGAAGACGACAAAGACATTATCGAAATCCAAGCCGGTAAAATCCAAGGCCACACCGATTACACCACCCAGATTACCATAGCCTACGCATAGGGTATCGATACCCTATCACTACGCTATTACTCTCCACTTCCTTATATTCAATTACATTACTCTACATTAAGCCGTCATTGTGCGCCCACGTGGCAACCAATGGTATACCGTTTAGCTACCATAGTGTAGCCATCGCCCCATTTTCGCCCGTTTTTGAGGACTTCACGAGCCCGCATTTTCTCGAGTTTCGACCCTATACGAGCCAAAAAGTACATAACACTATTGAAAATACCAAGAGTAATACCGTATTATTAAGAGAGCAATTATAAAAATGCGCTTATCACTTCTCTACCTAGCGTAATCCACTCCGAGAAGGTGTGGGGTTTACCAAAGAGCAAGGCGCATACCACAAAGTATGCACTCGTAACTTATGGCAAAACCACACAATAAACCCACCACCAATTCAGCACCTAAAGGCATTGACTGGAACCAAGCCTTTATCGACTATTGCACCCTCGACTTTGCGACGATGAGCTTACCGAGCTATCAAGACATCGCCGATAAATACGGGGTAAGTAAGCGTGCGGTAGAGAAAATCGGGAAGCGCAACGAGTGGGCGAAGGTTAGGCAAGGGTTAGGCAAAAAAAAGGTAGAGGATTACAAAGCCAACCTTGCGGAACTCCAAGACGAGGCCAACTGGCGCCACGGTGAGACTTGGCGACTACTCCAAAAATCAATACGTATTGAGATTAGCGAGTTAGTCGAAACCCAAATGAGAATACGAGCCAATGTGGCCAATGCCAGCAAAGAGGACATTAAACGGCTCAACTACCTATCGAGTAAGCTTGAGGAATTGAGCAAGGCACTTAAAGAGGCCGTCAACGGCGAGCGTATTACCTTAATGCTCTACACCGATGTTACCAAGCAAGACGGCAGCCAGACCTTGAGCTTTGACAAACTCGATAAAAGCGAAATCGACGCTATGGACGATTTTATGGCCAAAAATAAAGAGCGTATACACAATAGTAGCCAAAATGTACAATTAAAGAATGACCAGCAACCTAACCCAGTCGGGCAAGAAGCCGTACAACCCCAAGAAGCGCCGGCCGATAGTAACCCGCCGGTATCTGGCTAACTACTTCGGGGTGCACCGCCACACAATCGCCACTATAGTAACCAAAATGGATAGCGACCTACACAATATGGCCGACGTTATCGAGTTGGTAGCCGAATTATGCCGACGATACAAGAGTTAATTAACCAGTTCGGGGAAAAAAAAGCCCGTCTTTACCTACAGGAGCGCTACAGCAAGCCCGAGCACTTCTGGGAGTTTGCGAGCATTTTTAGTCATCACCTCGGCGACGCCGTGCCGGACTTCCACGACGAAATCGTAACGACGATTACCCCAGTCGGCCACTATGCCGTCGTCGCCCCTCGTGGTGGCGCTAAGTCTACAATTATCGGTTTAGTGTGGCTGGCTTGGCTCGCACTCAACGGGTATAAACGCTTTGTACCTTACATATCCGATACGTTTTTACAGGCCAAGCTTATTGCCGGTGGTTTACGAGCCGAAATTGAGAGTAACAACCGCTTACGCTGGCTTTACCCTAATTGTGTCGGTGATAGGTGGGGCGAGGAAGGTTTCGTCATTAACGGGCTAAAGGGTGAGTGCTTTATTTTACCTATCGGTGCCGGTATGAAAGTACGTGGTCTCAAGTACAAAAACTACCGCCCAGACCTAATGCTACTCGACGATATAGAAAACCTCGAGAATGTGTACAGTGCCGAGCAACGGGAAAAGCTAAAGCGATGGTTCGACTACGACATCGAACCGGCAATGGATAGATACAGTAAGCACATTGTGATTATTGGTACTATTCTGCACTTTAACTCGTTGCTTAACCAAGTCATTAAAGGCGAAGGCCGGTACTCTGGCTGGAAAAAACTATTTTACAAAGCACTCTCGGGCAATAACCAAAGCTTCTGGCCGGCTCGCTTCTCGAGTGAGTATTTACTACAGATACGTGATAACCCAGAGCACCCCGATTACGTGGGCTCGGTGGTATTCGCACAGGAAATGCAAAACGAACCCCAAGACGACAAAGACCGCATTATCAAGCTTGAATGGCAAAAAGAATACTCACTACGAGAGGTATTACGTGGCGTCGAAGGTGCCGACGATGACGAACGGCTTAAAAAGTGGCTTAAACCCTTTGAGATTGTGGGCGGTGTCGACCCTGCTATTTCCGAGAAGCAAACCGCCGATAACTTTAGCTTTTACACCTACGCACTGGATAAGCAAAGCGGTAAAGAATACCAACTCGACCTCGTACACGGCAAGTTTAGCGACATTAACAAACAAGTCGAGATTATATGCGATGGTGTCGAGAAGTGGGGGCACGACGCAATCGGTATCGAAAGTGTGGCCTACCAAAAAGGGCTAGCCCAGCTCGTCAAGACCGAGCTACAGCGCCGAGGCATTTACAGTACCCGCATTATCGAAATCAAAACCGACAAAGACAAAATCCGCCGTGCTCGTATTCACAGTAGCGCTTTTGAGGCGGGGTACATTCTGTTGCGAAATGACCACGAAAACTTTAGTATTATTAAGAGAGAGATTAGCGAGTTTCCGCTAGGCGCTCACGATGACAGCTTCGATAGTTTAATGCTTGCTCGTGAGGCACGGCAAAAACCGAGCGCAAGAACGTTTGCGAAAAAGGCGTTTTAAGCCTATTATTAAATATATAGCTAAAGAATTAACCTATGTTACAGTACCCACCATCACCGCAAGACAGCGCACGGTTAAGTGCATACGACAAGTTCCAAAAACTGTACTTGGGCGAGCACTACGAGGCTTTTAACATCAAAAATACCCAAATGGGTAAAGACTACGACAAGCTGCAATACTTGGCTACTAACTTCGCCGGCTTAATCTCTCGTCTCTCTGCCGATATGCTTTTCGAGGAGTTCCCGACTATCCGCTTACCGGAAGGCGACGACGACTTTTTACACAACCTCTTTTTTAAGAACTCACTTAAAACCCAGATTTACGAAAGTGGCCTCGAGCAATCGTTTAGAGGCGACGTAGTTTTCCGTATTCGAGCCGAAAATAAAGAAGTGGTGGTCGAGGATATTAACCCCGCTTGCTACTTCCCACACTTTGACACTTCCAACGTCCGAGCCGAGCCCGATTACAAAGCCCTTGCTTGGACTATCTCACTCGGAACCCCAACCGGCACGACTAAAGAGCGCCTCGGTGTCTTTATTGAGAAGCACTACAAAGGCCGTATCGTTACTGAACTCTACGAGCTGGACGGCGATAAACTAGGCGCCAAATTGCCATTAAACGATTACTACCCAGACGTGCAAGAGGAAGTACAAACCGGCGTAAATGAGTTTTTAGTAGTACATATCCCTAACCAACGCATAAACACAATGTGGAACGGTTTAAGCGATTACTACGACTTGCAGCCGTTAATGCAAGCAATCAATAACCGGCTTACTCGTATCGACATTATCTTAAACAAACACGCCGACCCAATTTTAATGGTGCCTAAAGGTGTGCTCGATGACGAAGGCAAGGTACGCCGTGAGGCAATGGGTACTATCGAAATTGACACCGGCGATAGTGCCGGCTCAATGCCACAGTACATCGTCTGGGACGCAAACCTCGAGAGTGCGTTTAAGGAAATCGAGCGCCTAGTCGATAACTTGTTTATGACCGGTGAAGTGTCGCAAGCTGCCTTTGGTATGGACGCTGGCGGTTATGCTGAAAGTGGCCGAGCCCTCAAGTATAAATTGTTGCGTACGATTGCAAAGAAGCACCGAAAAGAGCTTTACTACGATGACGGCCTCAAGCGCTTGTTTTACGTAGCCCAAATGTTCGCCAAGGTCAATAACTACACCGTCAACGGCTACAAAATCAAAAAAGACGCCGTAATCCCCGAGATTATCTGGAAGGACGGCGTAATCAACGACACCCTCGACGCTATCGAAGCCGAGGAGCGAGCACTTAACGCCGGTCTCACCACTAAAGAGGACGCTATTAGCCGTGTGTATGGCCTATCTGAAACCGAAGCCAAAGAGAAAATGGACGAAATCGCCGAGGAAAAGAAAAACGCCATACCAAATTTTAACGTAGCGCCCAAGTTTGACCCCAATATGACCAAAGGGGGCAATCAAGACGACGGCGACGGTAAAAAATAACTTAATTTTAAGCAAAATGGAAAATGGCAGCCAATCAACCAACACCACAAGGAGTAGTACCCAGCGACGAAGCGGTTAAGATATTCGGCAATATCTTAAAATCTGCTTACTCCGAGGTGTATTCGACACTACAAAACGAAGACATCACCGACCGAGCCCGCCGAGTGGCAATTCTCAAGCAGATACAAGAGGTAGCAGCCCAAGCCGACACCGACGTACAAGCGTGGATACAAACCCAAATACCGGCATTTTATGAGGCCGGTATGTTCGAGACTACCAAAGGGCTACACGAGAGAGGTAGCGAAATTAACCTTAATGGCAACTTCGCCCACTTCCACACCGAGGCAGTCGAAGCAATCAGTAAAGAGACCTACGCCAGTATTGCCGACGGTTTAATGGGAATTACCCGCACCGCCGAGCAACTCGTTACCCAAGGCCAGCGCCAAGCCATACTCGAAGGTATCGGCAAGGGCATTATTACCGGCGACACCCGCAAAGAGGTAAGTAAAGACATTATCGCCAAGCTTAAAGAGAGTGGCATTACCGCTATTCGAGATAAGGGCGGTAGAGAGTGGGATTTAATCAGGTATGCCGAAATGCTGGCACGTACCAAGCTCACCCAAGCCCACAATACAGCCGTGGCCAACCGTTTAGCCGAGACCGGCTACGACCTCGTTATCGTCTCGAACCATTACGGCGCTTGCAAGTTATGTGCACCCCACGAAAACAAGGTTTACAGCGTTAAGGGTGGTAGTAAGGTATACGCCCCGCTTGACTGGGCTATTTCCGATGGTCTTTTCCACCCCAACTGTCGGCACCAAATTAGCCCGTACCATTCTGCCTACCTAGACAATGCGGTTATCTGGGACGCCGACGCCCAAGAGTACGTACCCTTCAAAGAGTTTAAGTTAAGCCAGTCTCGCCCCGTTGTAGTGGTTACTCGCAACGACGCAAAGAAAACCGGCCAGCTTAAAATCAACGACGAGCCTATCCGCTTAACCGCTATCGAAACCCGCCTAATTGAAAAGCACGACTTAACCATTAACCAAAAACGGGGTATGGAAAAAAACACCTACGGCTCATACAACCCCGCACGCCGTGAGATTAACGTAAACACCAAAGCCATTACGAGAGACGGTGGCGACGTTAAAACAACCTTCTATCACGAGCTAGGCCACTTTGTAGACTATACGTACTACACCGACCCACGAGCCAAGTTTTTTAACTCTAACCGCATTACCAAATCGACCGAATGGCGACAAGTGCCGGCCACCGAAAAGGAAGCCGTCGTACTGGAACGCATTAAGCGAATGACCGAAGACGACGCCGAAGCACGCAAGCAATTAGAGAGCATTGTTAAAACCGGCTACCGCACCGATAACCGATTACCGGCAAAGGGCTTGCAAGAATACGCTACGTATCTAACGAGCAATAGTGAGGTATTCGCCGACGCATACACCCAGTACCGCAATGACACCGAAAACTTTAAGAAGCGCTCGCCGGAGCTTTATAAATTGTTTAATAAAATAAGGTTAGACTATGACAATAATTGACCCAGAGCTAGGTAAAATCAATCTTGACGAAGGGCTGAATAAAGACCAGCTCGACTTTGTTAAGAGTACAAACAGTGCTCAATCTGGCCAGACCTTTAGCGAGGTCAAGGAGGAGTACGACAAGATAGTCGCCCGTATGGGTATCACCCCGCTAGTGGAGTTTAACAAGGCCATACAAGACCAAAACAAACCCAAAGCCACCAAGATAGCCAAAGAAGCCGACGCACACCCTAAACTCAAGGCAGCAATGTTACGAATTGCCGAGTTAATGGATTAACGCAAGGATTGCGGTAATAATTGACCACTCCCCTACCCTACCGAAAATAACCCCTCTCACCCCCTCTCACTCGAGTAAAAGTAGGGGCATAGGGCGATAGGGGAGGGGAGAGGTTACTATAGTGATTAGTAAAAAAGAGTAAGAAAAAACATAAATAAAAAATCACTTGCAAACGTTAGCAAAAGCGTATAAAGTTATTAGTAACCAAGTTACTAGTCGTACCTCACCACGATACGGGAGTAAAAAAGGAACTATGGCACAAGACCCAAATAACCCAAACCCAGCACCTACTAACACACCGCCGGCAAACACGCCACCAGCGACGCCACCAAACGGCGACAATAAAGGCGATGAAAAGCAGCCGGTACCATACGAGCGCTTTAGCGAGGTAAACGCCAAAGCTAGAGAACTCGAAAAGTGGAAGCAGGAACGGGAAAAGGCCGACGCCGAAGCCGAGCAAAAAAGGCTAGAGGAGCAAGGCAAGCATAAAGAACTTGCCGAAAAGGCACAAAAAGAGAGAGACGAGGCTAACGCCAAATACTCTACCTACGTAAAAGTGTCCGAGCTAAAAGTAGCTGCTCTAAAAGCGGGGTGCGTAGACCCAGACGCATTGGCAAAAATTGTCGACTTGGCGCAAGTTGAGTTAGACAGTAACGGCGAGGTAGACACCGCAAAGCTCACGGCTTTGATTGAGAAAGTCAAAACCGAAAAGGCTTACTTATTCGGCGCAGCGCAAACACCGAATAACGTAGGAAGTAAAGGTGGGGCACCAACTAACCCCAACGGCCAAAAACCAACCTTTACCCGTGCACAGTTGAGAGACGCTAAGTTTTTCGACGAGCATAAAGCTGAAATTATGGAAGCAATGCGAGAGGGTAGGATTATCGACTAACCGTTGATACGTCTTGTATTGTTATAAAGTTAAAAATCAATTAAAAAGGAAAAAATACTATGGCAAACACAATCGGCACAGCTCAAGCTTCTGGCTTTATCCCTGAAGTCTGGGCGCAAACTGGACTCGGTTACTTGTCCGGTGAACTTTATTTAGCTCGCAACGTTGCTCGTGATTACGACTTCGAGGCAGCCGGTAAAGGTTCTAAAGTAACCATTGGTAAGAGAGGTGCTTTGCAAGCTAACGCTAAAGCTGGTAACACAGCCGTTACGCTGCAAAATCCTTCTAGCACTCCGGTCGAAATCGACCTCGACGAGCACTGGGAAGTTACCTTTATCGTCGAAGACATCGTTAAGGCGCAATCTAACGCCAAACTGATGGAAGGCTATATGGAAGACGCCGTGGCAGTCTTGGCCGAGAAAATCGAAACCAAGCTCGCTGCATTGCACACTGGCTTTGCTAACGCTACTGGTAGTGGCATTATCGCCCAACTCAAAAACGCTCGTACGACCTTGAGTACCAATAAAGCGCCAAAGACCAACCGCTTTGCTTACCTCGAGCCTGAGTTGATTAACGAACTCTTGGACGAAGAAAACTTTATGGACGCTTCCAAATATGGTAGCTCTATGCCAGCCCAAGAGGGCGAGTTCGGTAAGTTCCTCGGTTTCCGCATTTTTGAAAGTGTGTACACCGATGTAACCGGTTCCTCACCAACCGTTACTCACAACTTGGCTATGCACAAAAACGCATTGGTCTTGGCAACTCGACCTATGCCAGTGTTAAGTGCACCCGAGCAAGCTAAAATCGGTGTCGACCAAACAGTCGTCGAGCGAGACGGTATCGTAATGCGTGTTACTCACAGTTACGACACTGATTACCTCGGCCACAAGATTACTCTCGATACGCTCTTTGGTGTCGGCGAACTCCGCCCAACCTTCGGCGTCGACATCGAAAGTTAATCGACCCGAGCTTTACTGCTCGTGGCCTAAAGCCAGCGACAGCGAAGTACGAAAGCCCACCCTTAAACAAGGTGGGCTTTTTAGTGGCAAAATGTTATAGTTTAGTAGCCTATCAATTATAAAAATCAAAACCTATGCTTACATATCTCGTAAACCGTTTCGGTAAGGTGGTCGAAGCCGACCTAAGTATCACAGAGCGAAAAAAAAGGCTAAAATCGGGCTTATACCGCCTCGCCTCGAGTGAGGAACGCCGTAATTTCCTACATTATCAAGATGAAATGGCCGACGAGGAGTTAAAACGCCTCGGACTTATGGACGTGCACCTCGTTAGCACCATCGGCAATACCGACGGCTACGGTATGAGTGGTAAGTCGATTAAAGACTACGCCATTAACCACGGGGTATACCTCAATCGAAAATACCGAGGGCAAAAAGTCGCACTCGTTTACCATTTACCCAACGCTCAAACCCTCACCAAGTCGCCAATCAAAATACAATACACAATGTTCGAGACCGAAAAGGTGCCGGACTTCTGGAAGCCATACTTAAAGGCAGCAGACCGGCTATTAACGCCGTGTGAGTTCTGCACCGACGTATTTACCAGTGAGAGTGGCCGGAAAGCGGAAACGGTACAGCTAGGCTACGAGCCGGCCTTCTTTGAACACATCGAACGCAAGCGCACGCCCGAACACGTATTTACGTTTTACCACTACGACGCATTTAAGTACCGCAAGGGGTGGGATTTAATCTTTACCGCTTTTAACGAGGAGTTTAGCGCCGACGAACCAGTACAGCTCGTGTACAAAACCACGCTTTACCACACACCCCCGCTTTTTATGTACCCCAAAATCAAGGTAATTAAGGGTAGGGTATCTGGCGACGAGTTTATGGGGCTACTTGAGCAAGCCGATTGCTTTGTATTTCCGAGCCGAGGTGAGGGCTTCGGATTAACGCCACTTGAGGCAATGGCTACCGGATTGCCGGCCATTATCCCAAACACTATGGGTATGCGTGAATACTTTAACCCAGAGTTTAATTACGGCCTCGATGTAGTAGAGACAAAGGCGATTTACGATAACGTCGAGTTTAAGGGGTTAGACCTTGGCCACTACCAAACCCCGACCGTGGAAAGTCTTAAAAAGGCGATGAGACAAGCGTATAATGATTACAAGGCCGGTAAGTTTTCTCTCGAGTATAGCCGTAAAATTGCAGCGTACGCTCAACAATTCACAATAGAGAAGACAGCCGAGAAAATATGCGCTATTCTTAAAGAGTACGCATAGTTTCGTTTGTAAATGTACCTAAAAGTTACTAAAATGGATTTATGGCAATAATCGCAACACCAACCCACCCACTAGCAGACAGTTACGTTACTCTGGCCGAAGCAAACGCCTATTTTACTGACCGTGGCGACGCTGCCCTTTGGACTGCCTTAACTGACAATCAAAAAGAGAAGCAGTTAAAACTTGCCACAATGCAGATTGATAATAACCGATTTTTCGGTAATCCTATTTTCCCTACCGTTAATTTTTACCGAGACAAGCAAGCCCTCAAGTTCCCACGCACCCCAGCCCAGCGCTTCGATGTAAGTAGCGTGCCGGATACTACCCACCTCGTCATTAACCAAGTAATTAACCAGCCACAATACCCCGACGACCTCTGGAACAAGGGCGCTATCGTGGTTATCGAAGGCACCGGACGGGGTAACGTCTTTAGCATTACCGACTTTGTGGCCTCGACTGGTACCTTTACGATTGAAAACGCCGGCAGTGTGGTAATCGATGAGACTAGCGACGTGTACGTCATTAAGCCAATCGAGCTACGGGTAAAACAAGCCGTATACGAGCAAGTGCTTTTTAACCTTAATGGTGCAATGGAGCGAGCCCAAGCCCAAAGTGCGGGTGTGCAAAGTTACAGCATTGGCGACCTATCCGAAACCTTCGGAAATGGCGCCGGTAGCGCTTCCTCTGGGGCTTTATTGAGCCCAGAAGTCAAGACGTTATTAAGTGGCCTAATTAGCCGTATCGGCAGAATTATTTAATATGGGGATAGCTACATACTTAAACCAGACAGTAACGCTACTCGGCAAAACCAGCTACGACAAGTACGGTAAGCCGGTGGTGGGCGCTGGCTCAAGTATCCCAGCTCGATTGCAAGAGACGACCCGCAGAATTGTTACCGGTAAACAGCAAGAGCTCGGTATCGACGCCGAATTGTGGGTACTACCTACTCAAGACTTAAACGTCGACGACCAAATCCAATACGCAAGTGTTACGTACAAAGTCGTTAAAGTCGATACAAAACGGGGTTTTACCGGTAGTGCAAACCACAAAAAGGCATTACTAATTAAGACACCGTAAGTATGGCAAGCTTTAAGATTGTACTAGACACTAGCGATATGGATAAAAAGCTCGAGAGGCTCAAGAGCGACCTAAACGCTATGGAGCGTCGAGCCCTACAGGAAATGGCCGACACTATCCTAACGCTTGCTCGAGCCGAAGTGCCACACGATGAGGGCACCTTGGCCAACTCGGGCGACGCATACGTCGAGGGCGACTTCGGTATTGTGGCGTTTAACACCAAATACGCTGCCTACCAGCACGAAGGTATGCGTAAAGACGGTACACACGTAGTACGTAGGTATAAAAGCGGGCGCAAAAAAAAGTACCTCGAAGACCCGCTTAAAAAGAACTTAACCAAACTTAACGAGGTCGCTAGAGACCAATTAGCGAGTATACTAAGATAATATGAGATTTATTGATAACGTCGCCAGCTACCTAGACACCAATAACATTGGTACCGTTGCTACCGACCTTTTTATCGGTATTCTGCCACCCACCCCAGACAATGCTATTATGGTCGACTACACCGGCGGGCTTGAGCCTGACCGTTACGCACCCATTCGCAAGCTGACCGTGCAAACCACGGTACGCAATACCGACTACGACGACGGGTACGACAAAATCCAAGCTATTTTTGACCTCTTACACCGTAAACTCGATGACGTCGAGCTGGAAGTGGGCGGGGTAGACGTAATGGAAATTATGGCCTTGCAAGAGCCTACTTTTATCGGGCAAGATGAGACCAACCGCTACGTATTTACCTGCAATTTTCTTTTTATGGTGAGAGGCGACGTAGCGTAAAAATTATAAAAAGCAAACTATGATAATACAAAACGGTAAACCCTACAAAGAGGTACGCTGCCATAACTGCCGTACTTTACTTGCCCTCGAGTATATTTTCTCTGGGCGTCTCTCTATCAAGTGCCCCAAGTGCAACGAGATTAACGAAATCCGGTACAAAACCCCCAAAAAGTTACTAAACAAGCTTTTAGTTGAAAATGGCGGGGAAAAAAAGCATAATGACAGTTAGTTATAAATTACTACACCTTGAAAGGGGGTGAACACTATATGGGAAACACAACCAATATAAAAATCGGTGCGTGTAAAATTCTCTTTGGTGGCAGAGACCTTGGACATACCAAGGGTGGCGTAACAGTCAACTATGCACCAGAGTATTCCGATATTGTAGCTGACCAATTCGGCGAAACTCCGGTCGATAAAGCTTTGTTATCCGAAGCTTTGACCGTCGTAGTTCCTATGACCGAAAGCCAGTTAGCTAACATTAAAGTAGCTATTCCTTTAGCTACCGAAGTCGGCGCAACCGATGGTCGCTTGACCGTTGGTAAAAATGCTGGTGCCCGTTTGTCTAGTGTTGCAGAGCAGCTCGTCTTGCACCCGTTAGCTAACGCTGACGCCGACGCAACCGACGACCTCGTACTTTACAAAGCCGTCGTGGCTGATGAAGTCGAGATTGCCTTCAACAACGAAGACCAACGTGTCATCGAAGTTACCTTTATGGCTCTGGTCGATACGACCAAGGCTGACGGTTCGTGGCTTGGCCACATTGGCGATAGTACGGATTAACCCTAGTAATAAAAGAGGTGCAGCCACCGTACGGCGTTAGACACCCATTACTAGAAAATTAAAAATAAAGAAAAAAACAATATGAGTACCAATATCATTAAGACCCAAAAAGAGGTCGTCATAGGCGATAAAACAATCGTCGTTAAAAAATTACCCCTACGTCGTATTACTGTATTGCTTCAAGCAGTCGGTAAACTACCCGAGGAAATCACGGGTATTACGGATATGAAGCCAGACGAAGTGGTGGCCAATATGGCTACTATGCTCGCCGTGGCTCTACCGAAAATTGCCGACGTGTTAGTCGAGGCAATCGATAAACAGATTACCGCCGACTTTCTACTGGACGAGGCCGGCTTCGATGAAGCACTCGAACTCGTTACGGTTATCCTCGAGGTAAATAACGTTGCAGGGATTATCGACCGCTTAAAAAAACTTCAAGCTCTAGCCCCCAAAGCAAAGTAGCGCCTAGAGCTGAAAACGAGGGCTACGACGACGCCATACTCGGCATAGTTGACGAGTTAGCAACGGCGTATCACTGGGGGAAAAATGAGATTTTAGATACCGTCTATCTTGACGAAGCCCTCGAGTACCTCGATTTAATCAAAAAACGCAATCTTAATAACACATTGTTACAGATTGCTATAGTTTCCAATCCTCACACCAAAGACCCAAAGAGTTTGTACAAGTCAATCGAAACCGAATTGAGAAAGCTACGAAAAACAAGTATTATAAATGATATAGAGCCGGAAGCTGGAGCGTTTGAAAAACTCCGAGCCATTACCGGACTTAAAAGAAAAAAATAGCCTATGTCATTACTTGCAGGTAGCGTAATTGCCAAGTTCCAATCAGACCTAGCCGGCCTTAAAAGCGGTATTTCCGAAGCCCAAGGCGCCCTTGGTGGTCTCAAAAGCAAGGCGCAGTCAATGGGTGAAAGCATTAAAAGCAGCTTCGATGGTTTTATGAACGCTGCCAAAATTGCGGGAGCCGTAGCGACTGGTGCCTTTGCGTTGTTTGCAAAGTCGAGTATGGACTTAAAGGCCGAGACCGATAAGGCCATTATTTCGCTCGACATTATCGCCGAGAGGTTTAAGCAAAACGGGAAGCTTGCGGGTGAGATGGCCGTAACAATGGGTAAAGACCTACGTATCGGTACCGGTGCAGCAGCAGACGCTTTGCAGAACTTAATCAAGTCGGGCTTAAACCTTGACCAAGCCAGCGACTTACTTAAACGCTTCACTAACGAAGCGATGACCGGTAAAAGTGAAAGTATCAGTTTAGCCGACGCCGTAAAAAATCTATCCTTTGCGTACGCTACAAACAACTCGGCGCTAGGTAACTTGTCTGGTATTTCCGAGAACTGGTCGAACATTACCGAGAAGGGTAAAGGCGTATTAACCGCTTGGAACGGCAAAGCTAACGAGAGTGCCGGTATTACCGAGGAACTCGCCGGCCAAATTAAAGCCTACGAAGCCGAACTTAAAAAGCAAGGCAAGACCCTATCGGCTTCCGACGATGAAATGGCGAAGTATGTGGGCTTGCTTCAATTAACCAACCTTACGCAAGGCTCGGCTGCCCGTTTCCAAGGCACCTACACCGATAACTTGGCCATTATGACCAATAAGGTAAACGACGTTAAGCTCGCCCTCGGTACCTTGCTACAAAATGCCCTCAATCCTTTAGTTCTCTGGTTTACAAACTCCGGCATACTCGAATACCTCGAGCGCTTTATTGTTGTACTGGGTAATATCGGCTCGAATATCGTAGCCTTTGCTACCGGTGCAGCCTACGCTCGTGAGGAACTCGCCGAGGCGCTCACCTTTTTTACTGGTGATAACTGGGCGACCGCAAACACCATCGCAATTATTATCGAGCAGATTGTTACCGCATTTAAGGCACTTGGCGACTGGGTAGTGGCCAATCAAGAGCTAGTTATTGCCTTTTTACAAGGTCTGGCCATTGCACTTGGCGCCCTCGTAATTATCGGTACTATCATCGGCTTAATTAACCTACTACTTAACCCCATTACCTTAATCGTGCTTGCCGTTGCAGCACTGTACACCGCTTGGAGTACGAACTTTTTAGGTATCCAAGACATAACGACCGCCGTATTTAACTTCATAATGGAAATCGTAAACTGGTTCGTAGCCTTATGGCGTGCCAACTGGGATAACATTAAGCTGATTTTTCAAGTCGTAATTAACTTTATCCAAGCCCAAGCTAACGCCTTCCGCCAATTCTGGGCTACGTGGGGCGACCTGATTACCGCCATTGCCCGTACAGCGTGGGAACTGATAAAGGGTGCTATTCAATTAGCCGTAACCCTGATTATCGGCATTTTAACGGCCTTTATTGCACTGATTACCGGCGACTGGTCGGCCTTCTGGCAAGCCATTAAGAACACCACGCAAAACGCTTGGAACATCATCGTTAATATGTTTAACGCTGCCAAGAGTGCTATTTCGGACGCAATGAACGCCTTGTATAACATTGTGGTCGGCAAACTCGAGGAAATCTGGAACAAAGCCAAGGAAATTGCCGGAAAAATCAAAGACGCATTAAGCCAAATCTCACCATTCCACAAAAGCTCGCCTTCATTGGTCGAGTACGTCCAAATGGGTACCGGTATCATTGCCGACACCTACAAAGGACTGGAAAACACCATCGCCGGTATGGACTTTAAGAGCCACTTAATGACGATGGTAGACGGTATGCAGTTTAACGCCTCGGTAGAGCCAGCAGGGGCAAGAGTGGTGCAGCAAAACATCAACGCCACACTAACGGACGGCCTCGATGTACAAACCTTCGCAGAGCAATTAGCATTTAAGTACAGAAACGAAAATATATGATAACTCAAGCAGTAATCAACGGCTTAACAATCGGAACTTGGGCGAGTGGCTACCTTTTTAAGCGCCTCTCTGGTTTCGATATGCCGGACACCACAGTCGAAGTAAAAAACCGAGGAAGCTACCACGGTGCACTCATCGGTAATAAATACTATGGTCGTCGTATTTTCAGTTTAGAAGGTGAAATTATCGGCGACAATGCAGCCGACTACGAAAGTAAGCGCCGAGCCTTGCAAAATGCCCTCGACATTATCGACGACGTACAAACCGTTGTCTTTACGACCCGTGGCGGGCTTGTGGTGCAATCGGACGTCGTACTTAATCGAAAGCTCGAGCTTCCCTACGTGGCCGGCCAAGTAATTAGAGGCGATTTTCGTATCGAGTTTGTTAGCGAATACCCATTTTTACTCGGCAACACTGAACAGGTCGAGGAAGTAGTTATCGGTGCCGGTGGCGGTGGTGCAATCCCTATGGCCGTGCCGTTTTCACTTGGCAACGGTGCAACCGGCGGTACTGTAATCACTAACGACGGCAACGCCCCAGCCTACCCAACGATACGTATTTATGGTGCAATCCAAAACCCCACACTCGTAAACCAGACTACCGGTAAAACTCTCTCAATTACCTACACTATCTCGAGTAGTACCGATTATATCGACATCGACATATACCGCCGAACTGCCAAAAATCAGGCCGGCGCAAGTATTAAACGTTACGTAACTGGCGATTGGTGGACGCTGGCAGTAGGCGCAAACACTATTAAGCTAACCGGCAGTAGTGAAAGCCCAAGCCACAAAGCAGAGTTTACCTTCCGAGACAGTTACCTAGGTCTATAAGCTTATGTTTAGAGTAGTAATAAAAAACGCTGACGCAAGCCAAGAGTGGGAAGTACCGAGCCTCTCGTGGGATTTTACCGAGGAAGTCAATAAAGACCGTTCGGCTACTTTTAACTTTGATAAGCTCGCACTCGATAAAGTGGCCGAGTATTACGCCCAAGACGCCGAGTTTATTGTTACCGGTGCTTACCGTGAAATCTACCTTTACGACGATACGACCCTCTTATATAGCGGTTACATATCCGAGGTGTCATTCGATGGCAAGGAAGGCCAAGCTGGTACCGTGAAGGTCTCAAGTAAGGGATTTTTCCAACTACTCGACAAACGATTTACCGACGCACTCCGCTACTACGCTAACGATGATAGCGCCGATATTGCGTGGGATTTAATCGACTACACCCAAACACTAACATACGGCGACTTTGGTATTACTCGAGGTACTCACCCAGTAACCAAAGACCGACAGCGCACCTTTAGGTACGACAATATCAAACAGGCAATCGAGAAAATGAGCGCCAACGAGGTAAAAGAGGGTTTCGATTTTGAGGTCGATAACCAGAAGATTTTTAACATTTACTACCCAGAAAAGGGTAGCGAGCGCCGAGACATCATACTCGAGGAAGGCTTTAACATTAACAGCTACACGGTAAAAAAAACCTTCATTAACGCAATGGCAAACCAAGTAATCGTATTGGGTGCCGGCCAAGATGAGGAAGCGCTAGTCGAAACCAGAGACGCCGAAGCGGTGTATAAAGAAAACTTCTTTTTATTGCAAGCCAGATTAAGCGAAAAAGATATTATCGAGAGTGCTACCCTTCAAGACAAAGGCGATAAATACCTCGACGTCTACAAGTACCCACGCAAAGAGGTAACTATCTCGCTTAACTACCAAAACCCAACCTTTACCGATTACAGCGTCGGCGACCGCTTGCCCTTGGTAATTCCAAGTTATGACATTAACCAGCTTTACCGACTATACAAACGAACACTAAAAAGTGATATGACCGTAACTAATTACTTTACAAGTGTGTAAAATGGAATTATGACCGACCCAACTGGCGACATACTAAAAGTTATTAAAAACCTCGAGGATAGGGTATCAGTTCTCGAGCGCATACCAATTACGAGCCTAAAACTGGGCTCAAGCGGTGTATTGGTGGTGCCAGTGGTAACAGCCGACCCCTCAACGCCAGAGGACGGCCAAGTCTGGTACAACTCAACGAGCGACACGTTTAAGTGTGTGCAAAACGGCGTAGTAAAAACATTTACGACAAGTTAAGCCTATGAAATACGTAATTACCATACCAGACCGATTAAAAAAGTACGCACTTGCTACATACCCAAGTGTCGAGGCGTACATCGAAGCAATGCTTATTAACCCGTTAATGCAAGCTCACGAAGCCGACGAGTTAAGGCGTAGGCGCCGGCCAGTAGACTTGGAAGTTAAAAACGAATTGCAAGACCTACGCAAAAAGATTATTATTAAAGAGAGTGAGGAAAAAAAGTAATCCCACTCATAATTTTAGAGTACACCTATGGCAGCAACACTACAGACACTACGAGAAGGCGGAACCCAACACCCAGAGGAGATAGTAAACTTTTTTGACGCAGCGCTTACGCTGGTCTCTGGTGTAGTTGACCCAACCGCCGGCCATTTCGAGGTCGAGGAGCAAAGCGTACCAGATATGAGCGTGCAAGTGGGGCTTGGTAAAGCCTTAATTGTTACCTCTGATAAGTCGATGTGCTACCCCGTGTTACTCTCTGGCGACCCAGCAAGTGAAACCATTGACCCGAACGCTTCCGGTAACTCTCGTATTGACGCTATTGTCTTGTATATCAATCTCTCGGCC